ACATGACTGGGCAGGTATAGCAGGTCTAAGTATTGACCTTCATGTTATTGGTGCAGGTGCTGCAGGTGCGCAAGATGCACAAGGTGGTGGTGCAGGTGGTGGCATGGCAGGAGGAACATTAACCTTTTACAAACAAATGGATATAATTGTTGGTTCAGGTGGTAATGGTGCTAATCAACCAGGTGGTGCTAGTTATGTATTTTTTAATGATGGTGATACTCATGTAAGAGGCACAGGTGGTGGACAATTAACTCAATCTAACCACTTTGTAAACTCTAATAGTAACCCAGGTGTTGGTGGAAATGTTCAACAAAGAGGTGGACATGGTTCAAACCAAGGAAATACTGGTGGAAATGGACAAACTTCAGGAAACTTCGGTGGAGCAGGTGGAGGTGGAGGTGCTGCTACAGGTTCAGGTGGTGGAGGAACTGGTAATGGACTAGCAGGAAATGGTGGTGGAGGTTCTAACCACAATGCTAACTCTAACAACTCAGGTGTAAATGCAGGTTATGCAGGTCAAGCACCAGGAGGTGGTGGAGGTTCAGGCTCAGGGTATTATGGTGGTGCAGGTGCAGGTGCAGATGGTGGTGTAATTGTTTTATATACAAATGAAAACCAACTTCTTACAGGAGGGGATTCAGTAAACTCTTCAGGGTCAGGTTCTAACACAGTTTATACTCATACATTTAATACTTCAGGCACATTGGATTGGGCATAATATGGGAGTTTATGCAAAATTAAACGCAGAAAATTTTGTTGTAGAGTGTATAAAAGCTGATGCAGAATTTATGAGTAAACCATCTCGTGCAATAACAAACCCTTCAGAATGGAAAGATGTTACAGATGTAGCTGCAGGTTCAGGTTTAGTAAGTATTGGTGCTGAATATAAACCTGAAGAAGATAAATATGTAGCACACAAGCCATACGAAAGTTGGGTTTTAGATGACACTGGTTATGATTGGAAAGCACCAGTAGACCAACCTGCTGATTTTCAAGATAAACCATATTTATGGAATGAAGAAAAACAAGCCTGGGAAGAACAAACATAATATTAAAAAAGGTGGAACTTGAAAATAGAAATAATTCCTGCAGATAAAAAATTTGAACCTCTTTTAGATTTATATGAACCTTTACCTGCTAATAAATTTTTACCTGAGTGGTATAAAAAAATGGGTAGAGGTGAATTACTAGATAGTGAATTAGCTGATACTGCTGAAGAAAATGTTACTGCTAAAAAATGTCCTGCTATACAAGATATGCTTACTGAAGGATTTATATTACCCATGTGGGGAAACTTCTTTTTTAAATCTATTTATGATGAAGAAGGAAAGATAGTAAACCAAAAATGGAACATATCTACAGCTAAAGCGTATGGAGAAAATGCTGATGCTATGATAGGTTTACACACATATCATCAGACTAAAGGGTGGAATGTAGGTAGAACTATTGATGGCACACTGTTAAAAATGGCTTGTCCTTGGAAATTTTTAGTTCCTAAAGGTTACAGCTTATTGTACATAGACCCTTTTTATCATTTCAGAAATGACATAAGACTTTTATCAGGTTTGGTAGAAGCAGATAGATGGGGTTTAATCACTTTTCCATTTGAATTTATTAACAATGATAAGTTTATGATTGAAGCAGGTTCACCTATGGTCCAAGTAATTCCGATTAAAAGAGAGAAATTAGAGATAGTAAGTAGATATGGTACAGATGAAGAATATACACACACTGAACATATTTTAAAACAATATCACACTTCACAAAAAACTTATAAATATTATGACTACTCATAAAATTAAATTTGCACCTATAAATAAAGACCATGTTCTTACTGATGCAACAAAACCTAGCAAAGCAAAAAACTTTATACCTACTTGGTTTCGTTCAATGCCACATTTCATAGAGGATGCTGTAGATAGCGATATTTTATCTAAAAATAAATTTAGTACAGTAAGAAGATGTCCTAGTTTTCACGAAGTTTTTAATACAGGATTTGTATTAGTTGCACCTTGCGATATGTTTTTACAAATTAAAAAAGATGGAGAATATTTTTGGGAAACACCAAGTGAAATTTATAAATTAGATATACACAATGATTATCAATTTGCTCATTTTTATCCCAATAAAAATATAAAAGGAGTATTTAAACTCACATATCCTTATATGGCTATAACACCAAAAGGTTATGGTTGTATACAGTTGCCTATGTTGTATCACAACAACCCTGATTTTTATGTTCCTTATGGATATTTAGAAACTGACATATATCATGAGCTAAACCAACAAATAATTGTTACATCTGATAATGCAGAGAAAGGTATTTTTATTAAACAAGGAACACCACTCAACTATTTAGTGCCTTACAAAAAAGATGATTGGGATATTGAGTATTTAGATTATTCAGAAAGTTTAGAAAAAAAATTTACAAACACACAATTTCACTTAAAAGGTAAATTTAGTGGTGGGTTTTTTAAGAACATCAAAAAATAATATGATATAATCCCATGATGGATTATGTAATCGGATTTATTTTAGGATACTTTATTAAAAATTTTTTTGTTTGGTTAGATAAATTTTCTACGCCAAAAGTACCTGATAACTATCAAGAAGAGGATTGGGATTGGATAACATGAGCAGTGGTAATGGTTATACAAATAAGGAACTTCTAAACATAATTATTGAAACCCAAGAAAAAACAAACGAAAGAATAGATTTACTTCACGAGAAAGTAAACAGTAAAATTTCAAGACAAGAACTAAGCGGTTGGCTTGTAGCAGGGTCTGCATTGGTGGTGTTAGTCAACGCCCTAATGTAGGAGGTAATATGTGCTGCGGTCAAGGCTGTTGCAATGGTGGTTAGTAGCATCACTGGTTTTTATGCCATTAAAGGCATTAGCTGACCATGTTCCTACGCAACCTGCATACAATCAATCAATAGCTTTAGATACATCAACAGGTGATTTAACTATTGGTATATATACATCTGATGGATTTGAAGATAGTCCACCTGAAAAATACACTATATGGTTTACTATAAGTGATGAAACTATAGATATATCTACTGCTTATTGTATATCTACATCTTTTGGACACACAGATAATCTTGTGTGGAATTATCATGTATTTTCTTTAGAGGACCTACAAACATACTTTGAAAATCCCTATGGAACATTTAGAACAAAGATAAGGTCTGATAATGACACAGACCAAAGTTATAGCACATTAACATTAGAGCAATCAATAGTAATACCTAATGAATTACCTTTTATAAATTTAGGTGAATGGACTGCTCCTACAAATACTTGTAACGATACAAGCACAACCACTACAACAACTACAAGTTCTACCACTACGACAACTGTGCCTGAAGAAACTACAACAACTACAACTGTGCCTGAAGAAACTACAACAACTACAAGTAGTACAACTACCACGACTACTACCACAACTTTACCACCAAAGCCTGAGCCTGAACCTGAACCACCACCTGCACCTGAGCCTGAACCTGAGCCTGAACCTGAGCCAATAGAAATTGTTATGGATGATGGAACTGTAGCTGAATATACAGAAACTGAAGTAGAGGATGGAACAGTTGAGAGAGACAACGAAAGACAAAAGAACTTTGAATTGTATGGTGTAGAATTGACTGATGAGCAAGTTGCAAGAGGAGATTTAGAATTATATGATATTGAAATCATTGAAGAAGAGGACATGGGAGAACTCGGAGAAGAGTTTTTTGATGATGTTGACATACCTGACATTGTGGAAGATGAGTTTATTGAAGAAGAAATTATTGAGCTTACTGAAGAAGAAGTCAAAGAACTTGAACGAGAAATGGAAAGAGATGTTAAGAAACTTGAATATGAAGAAGAAATTGAAATATTTGTTTTTGAAGATGAAGAAGAACTTGAAGAGTTCATTGACACAATCATTGAAGTAGAAGAATTTTTGGAAGAGTTTGAGGAAGTAGAGATTATAATTATAGAAGATATAAAAGAGTTAGATATTGATTTAGATGATTGGGATACTGAATTTGAAGAGATACAAGAAGAGGAAGTTATAGAAGATGAGTTATACGAAGAGGATATACGAAGAGATGACAATGAGGAACTTGAAGTTCTACCACCGAAAGATGATGCCAAAGAAATTGAAGAGATATTTACTGAAGAGATGGTTGAAGAAGAGGTTGAAGAACTAGAAGAAGTCATAGAAGAAATCATTGAAATAGAAATAGAAGAGGATTTATCTGATGAAGAAGTGGAAGAAGCCATTGAAGTATATGTGCAAGAACTCGACACCGAAGAAGTTGTAGAAGTATTAGAAGAAGTCAATGACATAGGTGTACAAAACCTAGAACAAGCTACAGAAGAAGTACAAGAAATAGTTCAAGCTGTTGTAGAAGAAGCTATAGAAGAAATAGAAGAGCTTACAGAAGAACAGGTTGAGGTAGTTGCAGAGGTGTTGCAAGTACAAACAGAAGATGTTGAAATTATTGCAGAAGCTGTCAAAGAAGATGAAGTAATAGCTGAAGCTGTAGAAGAATATGTAGAACGAGCTGTAGAAAATGCAGATGTAGAAAACTACACACTTGCTGATGTAGTTACAGAAGTACAATTTGAAACATTTTTAGAAAATCCAATAGAAGTATTCATTGATATAGAAAATATATCATTGACAAATTTAGGAGATGACATGACAAATGACCAGAAAGAAAAAGCACAGGAGGTGGTAGTGCCAGTTATTTTGACTAGAATAGCTAGTATGGCAGCTTTTGTATTTAGGAAAACATTATGATAAGTAAGATATGGGATTGGTTTGTAAAAGCAATTAAAGAAACTTTAAACCTTAGTTGGACTTTAGTAGGATTAATTATTGCTACATTAACACTTACTGGTTCTGCACAACAAATCACAGGACTTGCTACTATAATTACATTAGTAATATGGTTACTCACAATCGGCTTTAGAGATTAATTATGGGCTATTGGGGTGACACAAAACAATGCAGTTGCGTTTGCAAATGCAAGGAAGGTGGACAAAATGAAACTACAAGTAGTTAGAACACAATTAGGTAAAGATGCAACAAATGGTCTGTTATTTATTGATGGGTTGTTTGAGTGTTATACATTAGAGGACCAGTACCAAGCAGTAAAAGTTATGCACGAAACTTGTATTCCTGAAGGAACATATCCTATAAAACTTAGGACAGTTGGAGGTTTCGATAAAAGGTACAAAGCTAAATATCCTGAACTCCATCGTGGTATGTTGTGGATTCAAGATGTTCCAGGATTTGAATATATACTTATACACCAGGGAAACACCGATGAGCATACTTCAGGTTGTCTTATTGTCGGAGATAGTCAACAAGATTTAGATGTAAATTTTAATGGTATGGTAGGCAGTTCAGCAAACGCATACAAAAAACTATATCCAAAAGTATCTGCACAATTATTAGCAGGTAACGAAGTTACTATTGAATACAGTAAAATACAACTAGAACCACAAGAACCTAATGATGTATATGAAAAACTACAAGAGATTAGTGGAGAAATCAAAGTATTAAATGCTAAACTTAGTGGTAGGAATATTACATAATGTCAGATTTATTTGAAAAAAATAATAGAAAAAGAAACCAAGATGGCACATTCAAAAAAGATGTGGGGTGGACTCCTTGGAACGAAGCATGGAGTTATAAAATGAGCGAAGACCTCAAAGATATGCTTGAACGAACTGCCTGGACCTTCATTGAAGCGTTCATTGGTGCATTAACAGTTGCTCCTCTTGTAGGCGTAGAAGCTGAAACCATTCAGTTAGCTGCTCTTGCAGGTGGTGGTGCTGCACTAGCAGTCGTCAAGACATACGCAAAAAAACAAATCAGTAAGTAGTTTTTGTCACAATAACAGTGTATACTTCTCTTGACAGGGCAAAGGAGGTATTATGCCAAATATACCTGAAGAATGGGGTAACAACTTTTACAAGTCAGGATGGCAACCTGGACTAGAAGTTAACGAGCAGACAGGGTTAGGTGAAATAACTCATGTAGGCACTGACCCAGATTATAGAAACAAACTAGATTCTATATTATTAGATTGGGGATTCGACCCAAAACATTACGAAATAGAGGGTTCAGTTCGTGCATCCTCGTGGAATGTGCAATTAAAAGGTGGAAACACAGAAACATTTTATGCTTTTAAAGGCATAGTCAAAAAGAAAAAACCTGGACATGATAAATATTTCCAGGCTTTATTTAAACAAGCAAAGAAAAAACCACCAATGACTAAAAAATTTGATGCAGGTGATACTGCTTTTATGTGGTTTATGAGTGATTGGCAACTTGGAAAAAAAGATTATGGAGTTGAAAACACCATTAAAAGATATGACAGAGCTTTACAAGATGGCGTAAATAAAATAAAAGATTTGCGTAGATTAGGAGTAAAGATAGATGAAATATATATGGTGGGAATGGGTGATATCACCGAGGGGTGCAGTCCTCACTATTACGAATCACAACCACATTCAGTCAGTTTGTCATTGATTGAGCAATACGCATTGGCAAGGTCAATGATTATGAAAACCATAGACACATTCTTACCACATGCACCAAAGTTAGTTTTATGTGGTGTGCCTGGTAATCATGGTGAAATGACAAGGACATCAAAAGGACAAGTTGCATCAACACGATTAGACAATAGCGACACAATGCACTTACAAATATGTAAAGAAATTATGTCAGCTAATCCAGATAGATATGCAAAAGTAGAAGTAAACATACCTGAAGGTTTTCATCAAACCTTAATTATAAAAGGTAAGAAGGTTAGTTTTACACATGGACACATGACAGGTGGTAGTGGTAACCCAGAAAATAAAATAGAAAACTGGTGGAAGGGACAAATGTATGGGTGGTTACCTGCAGGTGATGCAGAGATATTAGTTACTGCACATTATCATCATCTTCGTATGAAACAACAAGGTGATAGGACCTGGTTTCAATGTCCAAGTATTGATGCCAGTATAGATTTTACAGAACGAACAGGACTATGGAGTCATCCTGGTGTTTTAACTTTTACTATTAATGACAAAGGATGGGATAATTATTGTCCATTGTAAGGCATTTCTTTGTAAGGTTTTTTATTACCTTTAAAATCTAACTCTGGATAATACTTCATAGGTATTGTTTCATCCATCCACATATCTCTTAATTTAAGATGGTCATACCATTTTGGATTTGAATTACTATTAGAAAAA